GCCGCCCACCATCGCGGTCTTGGCGTTGCCGGTGTCCTGGTACTGGCGCAGCATGTCGCGAAAATTAGGCACAGACCTAAAATATCGCGCGTCATGCTCCCGCAGATCCATCGTGTAGGCGTGGCCCCAGTGGAACGGCACCAGGGTGACGCCGGCATGCTTCACATACATCAGAACACGCTGAAGTCTGTGTTGGCCTTGAGCTGCTTGAACTGATTGCTGAACTGGCTGTTGCGCGTGATGGCCCTCACCTCGCCGGCACCCAGCATCAAATAGCCAAACGCATCGCCCACATGCGAGTGTTCATTCTTATTAGGCGCATCGCGGAACCTCTCATAGCCGGCCCCGACAGCAATCCGCTTGAAGTGATAGCCACCAGCCAGAGACTTGCGGGTGCGCGTACATTTGTTCGACACAACCAAGCCAGCCTTGCCGTCGATCATCCGGTTCATCGGCATAGCGCCGGCCTCACGCCGCACCATGAAGTCATTCGAGCTGGTCGGCCTGGCATGCAAGCCCAGCGTCCGCATATGCTCAAACGCCGTCACCTCAAAGATCTCGTCGCGCTTCACACCAGCCGGATCGCCCCAGATCAACACATCGCTCTTCGGGAAGTGCTGCTGCAAGTCAGCCACCAGGTGATGACAGAACCGCTCCAAGCCCATGTCAAACGCCACCAGCTCGTGAACCACATGCCACCTGCCGTTCTGCATCTTCTGACCAAACACAGCCGCCGGCGTCAAACCAAAGTCCAAACCAATATGCACCGGCCAGCCTGGCTCAATCTCCACATCGCCCGACATCACACTGTCGCTAAACTCAGGCCACACAGGCTTGCCGTCCTGCACATAGACATACTGCGCGCCGGCATAGCACTGAATCCAGTCCAGCGTCTTGCCGGCCAACTGCTGCTCGTAATAACCAGGCGGCAGGTTGTTCACGTTCTCAGCGCGCGGGTTGTTCACCCAGTGCTTGCCGGCAGCAAAGATATTGTCCTCATGCTCTGCCGTCGCCTCTGTGACGCCGCCTGGCTGCTTGTAAAACTTCCAAGGGTACTTGCCCCTGATCGGGTTCTTCTCAGCCAAGCCAGGCCACCAGTGGTCGCTGTCCATCGGGTTGGTGGACATCCACACCCCGCGCCAGGTGCAGCCGCCATTCGCCTTGGTAGGGTAACGACCCACGCGGCTGGTCAAACCATCAACAACCGCTTTCGGCAGCTCCCGCGCCTCGTCAATGAAGCCGCCGGTCAATTCCAGCGACAGCAGCTTCCGCACATCGCGGGGCTGATCCAGCGCCAAAAAAATCACCTCACAGTCAACACCAGCCGCACCATCACGCGGCGGCAACTTGATATGATGCGTGATAGGCGGCGACCAGCGCATCGGCCCCCAAACATTCTCAGGGAAGATCTCCTGCCACGTTTTGATCGTCGTCGTCCGCAGCTCAGGGTAGCTGTTACGAATAACCGCAAACCGCGTGTAGCGCACATTATCAATCGGCGACGGCTCCTGCTTCACAGCCCTCAACATCACCTCGGCCAGCGACGCAAATGTCTTGCCAGAGCCAACCGGCCCCATCAAACCGCGCACAAAACTATCATCATTCAAAAACTGCCACACAGTCGGGCTGCCAGAAAAATCCAAGTTCAACCCAGCCAGCGCGTCTGTCGTCGGCTCCTTGCGCCGGCGCGGTGACCGATCTGTCGCCCTACTTGCTCTCGCCATCGCCATCTATCTCCACAATGCTGGTCTTAGGCCCAGTGATGTTAATACCAATCATGCTCGGCTTGGAGCTGTTCGCGTCCGGCTCCAACAAGCCGCGATGCTTCGCCAACAACCGCAACGCCGACAACTTGTCGTGCATCTCCACCTCTATCACATTGCCAAACTGATTCGGCGTCACCTTCACCTTCTTCACACTGCGCCTGGCCCTGGCCGGCAACTGATCACTCGGCGTCAGCGTCACCTGACCCATCGCATCCCACTGAATAACATCAGTCGCCTCGCCAGACGCAATCGCCTCTAGCTCCTGCACCACCGCCTCCCGGCGCTCCGCTTCCTGCGCCTCAAGGTCAGCGCGCCGCTGCCTAACCGTTGGTCTTTTGTCGCTCATGCAAACACTCCGATCCTGTCGCCGCATATCCAGCCAGGTCTACCCAGCTATCCTGATGATCCGCGTTCTCAGACAAACGTGCAATCTTCATCGCCGCCAAACACAATGCAACCTGCTCCGGCGAAAACTCAACACCCATGATCGCCGTCCACATGACAGCAATCCGCTCGTGGTTCTGCCAGGGGCTGCCATACTCGTCACCCCGCTGCTGTACCGCTATCATCGCGGCCTCTAATAACTCTAGCCTGTCCATGTCACACCTACACTATCCAGTTAATCCGAGGCTTCAGCTTCAAGCTGCCGAGCGCCTTGTCCCAAACAAACCACGCATATGCCGTTGTGCCAGTCGATGTCGGCTCACCATCGCCGCGCCAGATCGTCAGACGCTGGCTGAACACATGCACCCTGGCAGGCGGGTTGCTGGCAAACAACCGCTCGTGCCGGCCAACACCCTCCAAAAAACTGAGGCGCAACAGCCAAGCATGGTGCCGGACGCCAAGGTCAATCGCATGCTGGATGAACTGCTCGGCCAACTTATACGGCGGGTTGGTCACCAAGGTGGTCACAGGGCCATGCACCTCCGGCAGGCTCGTCTCCATCAGGAAGTCTACGCCAGACTTGCAGTAGCCGTAGTCGTTCAGATCCGACGCAATGATGCTGTGGCCGGCTTCGCGCAACACCTCACACAGAGCGCCATCACCGGCAGCAGGCTCCCAGATCACGCCGTCAAACCGCTCCACCTCTAGCAGCTTGCGCGTGGCTTCAGGCGGTGTCGGATACCAGTCGTCCTTTTGCCGGTTCATTGCGTGTGCCTGTTCTGACGAAAATTTTGTGTGAGGCACCCCGCTACAGCGGCAAGGGGGCCGGGGGCAAGGGGTCGCCTTTGCCGCCAGCGCATCTGCGCGCATGCCTGCGGCCCTGTACAAAAGCAAACCAGCGTATGCGTCGCGCTACGCATCTGCCAGGCTCCGCGCTACGTCAGCAAGGGCCGGCACCCCTGCCCTCCGAGCAAGCGCCGCACCGCAGACGGCCAGCGTCTCTGCGTGTACAGCCTGCGGCGTGAAGCCCTCGACCGCAAGCCGGCGCGCCTGCGTGATCTCGTTGTCAAACAGGCGCACCTGGCCGGTCGCCTGCTGCACTGCGCGGATGTAGTGGTGGCAGATGGCTTCCGCTGTTAACTGGATTTCGGTTGACAGGCTGCCGGCCTCGCCCGGCTGACCGGCTGTGTGTGTGGTTAGTTGTCTTTCCCCCAGACCCCCTGTTTCTTCGGGTGCGTCGTCATCCTGATCACGCACGAGCTGCAACGGCTTGGCGATGTGCATGTCCTCGTATGTTGGCAGTGGCTCGTCGCCATCCCACAGCACTTGGTAGCGGTTGCTCTTCCAGCCACTGATGGTCTCTTGGAAGTCCTTGGGCTGTAGCTGCCTGACATACTTGTACTGCTTCAACCGCTTCAGTGCATCGTGTACGCTCCTGCGCTCCGCGTACCCGCTGATCTCACACAGTGTGACCATAGACGGCCAGCACACACCGGCACGATTCGTGAAGGCTGACAGCGCACCCAGCACTCGCAGCTCTCGCTCCTTCAGCCGGCGGTCTGCAAACGCCCTCATCGGCATGACAGACCAGGGCCGCTTGTTCTCAGAAAGGGATGTTGTCATTGAGCAGCTCCTCTGTCTCTGTCTTCGGCTTGATGCTCTCCACCACAGCGCCTGGGAACGTATCCTTCACCTTGTCCAGCAGCGGCGTTGTCTCTGCTGCCATCTTGGCGATGATCATGGCCAGCTCCTCTGCCGAGTACACGACCAGGTCGCGGTTCTCTCTTTTGACCTTGGCGACATCGTAGTCTGTCCTGACCACAGCCAGCACTCTACCGTCTGGCATGATGGCTTCGATGTACTCGCCTGACAGTGGCTCGTGACCATTGTTGATTGCAGCCTGCTCCAGTGCAGCCAGGCCACGCTTGGTCACCTCAACCTGATGTTCCACATCGATGCGGTTTTCGATGGCGTTGTTCAGCTTGTCCATCTGTGCCTCGAACCGTTCCCGCAGCTCTTTGCCTGCATGCCACGGCAATCTATCCACGCCCCTCTTC